AATTCAATATAATATTCAAGCATTTTTTTATTTATTAGTTGGTCATTATTTATCCTGCAAATTGAATAAACGAATTTTTTCGGCTCAACTTCATAACGGCGTAGTACCTGAGCGCGTCAAAGCAATGGTTAAAGTTATCAATTGGTTTATTAAGTAAGTCGCCATCCATGTTTTCCTTCCATTTATAGTTACGGGATTCCTTGACAAAGTTAATGGAATTTTTATGAATGTTAAGGCCGTGATGTTTGATTAGGTCAATCCCGAAAAGGATAGAACCTTTACCCTTCTTAGCTGCGCGGATGTTCCAACCCTCGCGCCTTAATTGCTCAATGCTCGCTGGGTCAGCAGCATCGGCGAAAATTTCATCATTCCTTTTTACTCCCGCGTCCTGCATCGCCTTTGAAATATCAGGCACTATCAATCCTGTTTCATAGATTATTTCCCGCGTGTAGAGTTCACCAAATGCAATTCCGCATTCAACAAGCGCCGTAGGGTCATTGGAATAGCCAAAGTCCAGCCCGTATGCCCGCTTTTTTAGTTGCGGCCAAACGTCCACTACCTTTGTATTTTCAAAAACAAGGCCTTGTATTCTGCCTGTTTTTCCTTCAGCATAAATTCTGTAAAGCATCGGGTCTGATTCCTTCAACCGCTCAATATCAGCCTTGACCTTATCAGATACGGTTGGGTTATCCTTATAGGTTGTTATTCTGAAAAGAAAGTCATCTTGGAACGGGACTATCTTTTCATGAAACCAAAACTCACCTACTGGGTTAAAGTCAATTATCTCGGTTTGTTCGGTACGGATAGCTAACTGTCGGTATCGCTCATAATTGATAAGATTTGCTTCATTGACAAATAGTACATCCCTTTTACCGCCTCGTACTTTGTTGTTATCATCAGCGGAAAAAAATTCGATAGTGCATTTTCCTAAACGAAAGGTCAAGTTTGTTTTGTTAAACTCACCATCAAATGCCATCTCCTCGCAAATGGTCAACCATTGGCGCAAAGCACCCCTGCGAAGGTGCGGCAAGGTGCAACCAACAACACTAATTAATTGGCTTTCTTCTTGTGAAATAGCGTATAAGTAAAGAGCAATTAAAACGCCGAAGGTCTTTCCAGAGCTCGTGCCGCCTTGCTGAACAACCATCTTGCGACGCTTGGTTAACCCGCCTAAGGTGGTGCGCACTACCTTTGTATCATATATCAAATTATTTATCCTACTCGATGTCATCACTATTCAGGTCGTCACCCGCTATATTGATTGATACGTTTATTTTTTCGCCTTTGGTCGTATGGTCAAATTCGGAGCGCTCAATGTAGCCGCGTTTTTTGCCTTTGGTTTTGAGGAAGAAAATAACACCCGTAATATTGCCTTCTTTTATCTGCTTGAATAGTTCGCTTTCCGCAAAATCAAGAGCGATGTCACCAACTGATTCAACTTTTTCTTTATAAACTTCATCAGTACGTAACCATCTGTAATGGGTTTCGCGACTAATACCCACCATTTCACAGGCCTTGGTTACAATGCCTAAGGTTTTTTCAAGTGCCGCCACCATCTGGTCTTTTAAAATGTCATTATTCGTCATTTGGTTTTGGTTTTTTGTTTATTACCTATCACCCCAACAATTCAAACAAACGGCGTAACGTTGGCTGTTGTCGGGAAATTCGGTATTCATTACCGTGTCAGCCATACAACGGCTGATGAAGGTGTTTTTATCTTCCGTTGCTCGAGGCTTCGGCAGTGGCATTCATTAAGTTTTTTAGCATTCGATAATATACAGACTTTGCCGTTTCAAAGCAGAAGTCCGTTGCGTGTTGGTTGTATTCATCTGCAAAGCTGTTATATGCTTCTTGAAGTGTTGCGCCTGCAAGGACAAGTGCGCGAGCGTGCCCGAAAAAAAGCACATCCCTATTATTTTTGTACGCAATACAAACCAACCTATCCACGGCCAATGAATTTTAAGAACATCAAAAGCAGGTCAATGAAATAGCGGATGTTTGATAAGACCTTGGTTAAATCGAACCTTTTATTTGGTTGCTCATCCACCCTGAATTTATCCAATTCAGCAATTAACTCATCCTTATCTAATGTAGCTAAATTTTTCTTTTTCATCTATTTATAACGAAAAAAGGACGGCGAAAAGTTCACCGTCCAATCAATAAAACGCTTTCTTAATCCAAATTACTATTATCTATAATGGCTCGTTTTTCCTTTTGCTCAATCAGCCTATCCAAATACCACTTAGCTTTTTTCAAGTCATAAATGCCATCTTTTCGATTGTGGCGGAGTATGTATTTGATAACATTTCCTTCGTAGAAATCAAGGTGGAAGGCATCAATTATATCAATCACTTCCATTACTCCCGATTGGTAATGCGCCGGTTGGTTTACTTTTTCGGTCATTGTTTGTTTATTGTGGAGGATTATTTAACCATAATTCACCTGTTATTTCATCAAAATCATCATTATTAATATATTTATGCCATTCTTTAACATCAATTGAAGTGTAACCTCCTGACCAAATTCCATTAATCCATTTACCCCAACCCCATTCACCATCTTTCCACCATCCATCTATCCAAGTGCCGTTATAAAAATGACCATATTCCCATTTTCCATCTAACCACATTCCATCTTCCCAAAAACCATCATGCCAAATCCCATTATTCCATTTACCGTTAGCCCAGTTTCCATATTCCCACACGCCATTTATCCAATTTCCATTATTCCATTTTCCAAACTCCCAAATACCATCCTCCCAAATCCCATCAATCCATATCAAGCGATTATCCCCACCTATTCCAATTGTTTTACCCTGTGAAATTACCGCATTTGTTGTAGTAGCTTCCAAAAACCAAGGATTGTATTTTTCTATATCTTCGATATTTACGAATAACAAGGTTAAGTTTTTGTGTTTTTTGTAGTTCATAGTTTATTTATTAATAATTATATCTAATAGTTACCCAAACAATCCTACTGCCCACAAAGGGCAAACTAAGAGCCAAGCTAAAAAACTCTCTTCTAAACTTACAGCTAAGTTTTCCTTACCATATTTTTTACAGTCTGCTCTCCATCTAAAATAGAAGGGTATAAAAAGAACAATCTGTAAGAAAAAACATATTAATACCTGATTCATAATTTTGATTGTTTATTTTAAATAAAACATTGCTTAAATAAATTAAAAGACTGATTAATAGGTAATTAATCAAAATTAAAACCGTTGCTTAATGTATCATAATTTTTGACAACTCTTAATCCGTCAATGTAGTTCTTTTTCATATCTTCCGTTTCGTAATGCCGCGCCCATTTTTCGGCAAAGGCGATGAAGTCATCAGGATTCCAACGCTCGCCGCGTGTGTCGGTAATTATTCCTTCGCGTATAAATTCATAAAGTTCCCTTTGATTAATCCAATACTTGCCATCGTGGAACAGCCAGACAAACGGCTCTTTACTTATCGCTTCTCCAAGTATTACTATTCGTTTAGTTTTTTTATCACGTCGGTAGAACCTGCGAAAACTCATACAAACTGCTTTTGATGGTCGATATACTCGATAACTTGTGAAATCGTGAAGCTGCCCTTTAGGATAGCTTTTTTGTCGCCTATAAAGACTTCCCACAATCCACCCTCAACTTTGATGGCGCGTATGTCTGGATTTTTGTCATTTGTTATTATTGTTCGGTATGCCATTATTCAAAAAATGCTTCAAAAATTATTAAAAAAATGCAAATAAGGATTATTGCTGCTGCTATTTTCATGATTAAAATGTTAATTAATCAAATAATGTTGAATTTGTTCTTGATACAATTGTTTTTGCAAATCCAAATTCCTGTATATCCTTTTTTGCTTGCTCAACATCTTCCAGCCATGCTTTAGCTTCTGCATAAAAATCTTTCTTTATTTCAAAACCATAGTATTTTCTATTTGTATTACAAGCAGCAACTAATGTACTCGCTGAGCCGCAAACTGGGTCAATTACTATCTCACCTTCATCAGTAAATAATATCGTCGCGCTCCCAATCCATACAGTTAAAAATCATCTTGCCGTTATTGTTGAATTTTGGTAATTTATCTCTATAAAAAATAATGCCATATTCGCAATTTCCGACTACCTTCATATTAGCTTTTAGAACCTGAGCGCTAAAATTTTTCCTAAAAACAAGATTGATGTAATTATTTAATCCATAACGCTTAGCAAGTTCAATTAAATACATTTGTTGGTCATAGGCGCAAAAAACAATCATTGCAGGGGCTTTTCCTTTTTCCTTTGGCTCTTTTTTTAGCATTTGAGAACAAAAATGCATAAATTCTGCTGGCTTAAAATTCTTGTCAGTATCAAAAAATTCCTTTCCTGCTAAATCTGATTCACCATTTTTATTGTCACCATCTAAATACCATGCGGGATTACTTGCGTAGGCGTTATTCCCTAAATTGTATGGTATGTCAGCAATTATTAATTGGGCTTTATGTAAATTGTACCTTTTGAAATTTTGATAATGGTCATTAAAAATCATAGTTTTTCTTTTTAAGGTTGTAAAATATCTAAATTTTTTCTTTTTTTTCAGGATATATCCTAACGTCCCTCATATCGATGTTGGTGTATTTCTTAACAATTGCGTTCATTTCTTTGCCAAATGATTCTGCCATATTTTCTCTATCTTCCTGCTCGATGTTCTCATCTTTTTGTAACTCCCACATGAACCGAAGAACCGTCGTTGAAAATATCCATGTAGTCATCAGTAAATGCTTTTTATCAA